AGGTTTGTTTTAGGGTTCCATGCGTATTCTGACCCGTCGATTTCATTGACTGTTAAATCCCACTCAAGCGAAGATGGTTGATGACAACCAAGACCCGCGCCATACGGACTAAATCCTAACATTGGATGCCAAGCACCAAGACCTGCGCTTACGCGATTGTTGCCTGAATCAACGACGGTAAGGCTGTTGAGATAAGAATAACGCTCACCATGCCAACCAACAGCACCAACCGCGCGCGTTCTATCAATTGCATCTGTTACACCGTTGAAATGCACTTGGGTTGTCGCGTAATGGTCAAATGGGCTGTTCGACATTTGACCTGACGGTGTTGCTGTTGTAGTGCGCGTCGAGGCTGTTGATGCTTGGAAACCGTTGTCCCATCGAAGATTACCTGCTTTTGACCAAACATACACCTTATGACCCGAACCTGCGACAGCAGTAACATCACCTGTTCCTGTTGCAGTTGGCTCTTCTAAACGAGGTTGACCGCTACGATAATTGATGCCAAGAACAAATGTGCCTTGCGCAACGTCATAATGCGAGTAGTATCCGTAGTAAGAATTTGTGCCGTTGGTCACGCGTATCCAACCGTTTTCAGGTAACGTCATTGGTAACGCTGTCCCGACCGAAACAAGACCGCTTGATAGTGCGTTTGTGTATGCACCAAGATTGCCAACGTCAATCCAACCGTATCGGTCTTGTCGTTGCGCGTCTTGGAACGATGGTAAGAAAGAACCACCCATAGCCTTGAGATTTGAGCGACCGGGATATGTATTGATTGCACAAGCAACAACAGCGGCCAACTCTTCGCTGTTTTGACATCGCGTTGCATCAATTAAAAACACATCATCAGGAACAGCGGCGTCCAAATCATGGTCATAATCAGTTAGCACTTGAGAGCCAACACGGAACATTGTTGCGTTAAGCCCAAGTCTGTCGATGTATGACACCGCGTTATTGACTTGTTGCACCAATGTCGCGGTAACAGGATGCGGAGCATTTTTACGAACGCTGTTGTCAAACCACGAACCACCTGCTGTGTATCCACCGTCGAAGTGATAAATCAATTTGTTAATGCTAAAATTCGTAATGGCTGATGCGTGAAGAGCAGTTGCCGCATAATGTGAAAACGGGTGCGCGTATTCGTTTGAAGCAGATTGCGTTCCTGCTGTTGGTGCAAAAAAGTGACTGCTAACGTAGCGCGCTTGTGTCGACATTGTTTGATTGAATGCGCTGTTTGGCGAACCATACGACGGCTCCCAATGTCGATACGTTTCGTAAGGGAATACATTGTTTGCACCATACGCGTCTGTTGGAGGTAAGAATTGATTATTCGCGCCATTGAGCGTTCCGTTGCTTAATTCGTTTGGTAAGAAGTATCCTGATTCGTTTCCTTGATTGAACGTTGTTCCTATTACACCATCAAGCGAACAGTATTTTTTCCACGCGGCTGTCCATTTTGCTGATGGCTCTTTGGCTACGTCTATTGCAACGCCTTCTCCATACCAATGCTTCGGAACGGCTTGACCCGGACCAAATATCATGTATGCTACGCTGTTGGTTGAATCTGTGTAGCGCGCATATGGGTGTGCAAAACGAAGAACGACAGGCACAGGCTGTGCAATTTTGACATTGGTGTAAGTTGTATTGGGAATCGTGTGTGTATTTGTGTTGCCGTCGAGGTCGGTGTTTAACACAAAGTCAGCGTTGGCGAATGGCGGAGTTGCTTCTCCGCGATGTTGGTTTGTCAAAGCAGTAGCAGGGAACATAGCATACAAAGCCGCAGTATCAAGGATAGCGTGTGACCCCATCTTTTCACCGATGTCTTGCAATCCTGCGCTTCCTGTTGGCCCACTCGCATACGGATGCTTGTTATGTGTGCTGTAATCAACGCGAGACCCATCGTTAATGTCCATGACAACACCGCTAAAACCACCACCAAAGTAAAGAGGCACATGATGGTCAATACTGTCTTGCGCACCCCTGAAATACAACAATGGGTTGCCTCTTCGATTGGCTCGTAATCGCAATCCCTGAACTTCGTTGTCGTATTTCAGCGGTTGCATAATCAGATTTGTAGCAATGATGTCTTTGAAATCGCCTTTGCTATCGTGATGATGCCACGCAATAAGATGTTGAGCAACGTCTGTCGGCGCGTCAATTGAACTTAATGCGGCACAAAATAAGTAAGTATCTTCATTGATGTCCATTCGTCGAAACGGCGACCATGAACCATCAATTGCACCACCAAACTCGGTCGATGAGTCTTGATTGAGATTGCTACCTCCGCTGATGTGTTGTAGTTGCCACGCGTATTGGCGACCAAGAATAGCAAAATGATGTGGGTCGCGCAATTGAATTTGATAAGTGTCGTATGCAGTTCCACTTGGATAAGTCAATCCACCTGTTTGCGGGTCAATTTCATGTGTATGCGATTCAAGCGCGGGTGTAATATGGTCGCCTTCAAAACGTGTGTATTTATCACCGCGCAAATGTTTTTGCCAATCGTCGGTTGATACAGCGTTGTTTGTTTGATTGATAAGAATAGGCGTTGCTGTGTTTGCGTTGCTTCCTTTGTATCGCGTTGAAATTGTAAGAAGAGTTGAAGGGAGATAGCCGCAATCCAACATTAAATCATTCAAGTCTTGAGTTGTTGATGTTCCACCGTATTGTCCGCCACTTCCAAACGATACGGCAATATGTGGACTTTCTTTTGTGCTTGCGCTAATGCCCCAATCTTTTGATAGCGAAACAGAAAACATATCGCGTAATGGTGTGACGTTTTTGTTTGGATTAAATTTTGTAATCTTGATTGCTGTTTGTGCGTTTTCACCCATAATTTCTCCGTATGTTCTTCCATCAGGAGAACGCATATGACTGCAATCGAAGTATTGGTCGTCTTCGTTTGGGTCGACTGTGAACGCATAGGCTGTTGCGGCGGCAATCAACTCGTCGCTCACAATGGTTGTTTGGTTAAGATGAGGGCTAATGATAACAGGCGCATTGTTATTGCTAACACTTGTTGGTCCGAACTTTGCCGCGCTTCCAAACCATTGCACCATGTCATCAGCGTTTACACCTTGTAAATCGTGAAACACATGCGGAGATGATGACCCGCGACCATGATGAGTTCGACGCCCATATGAAAAAACAACACCAACGTCATTGTAAGTTGTTCCTGACGCAGGTATAGCCAACCATATCAATCCGCTGTCAGGGAATCCCATCCAACCAAGCACGTCATCAACGTCAGGAAGATGATGCCAAATGCCGTCACCATGATAACCCGCAGAACCGTCAATAACCAATTTGTTATTTGCGATTGTGCTTGATATGGTTACAGCGTATCCTGCGTTTGGTGTATGCGCGCCTCGCCATTTGTTTCCTCGCCATTGATGACTGTTCGTAGCCGTGTAAAAGAAAGGCGTTCCCTGTTCTCCATCTCCCCACATATTCGCACCAATGGTAAATCCACCCTGCGCAATATCGCGGTCATCAAAATAAATCATGGTTTCTTCATCAATCGTTGTAGGAAGAACAGTATTTTTGTTTGTAAATTCTTCACCTGCGCGACGGTAAACGTAACGAAGTATGTGTGATTTACCGCGATGGTCGACAAATTTCAAACCATACAGGTTTGCATTACCAACGACTGTATCGTTTGTTTGAGATGCAGGTGCATAGATGCTGTAAGTTCCGTAATACGATGACGATGCTCCGATGTATTGTCCATACACTTTGACAAATCTTCCTGTTGATTTTCCGTTTTCACCAAACCCCCATTCTCCTGCATCAGGAGCAAAACCGGGAATACCTGCCGCGACAATACCGCCAAAGTTAATGCGTGATTTAGCGCGCGTTCCTGTTTGCAATCCTTCTCGGATTGTGTATTTCTGACCTGAATTTTCAAATGACTCCATCGAACCGCTGTTGGATGAACGACCTGTTGTTGCGCCTGTGTTTGGCGTTTCAAACCCTGCCGCTGTATTGAAATCTTCATCGTATCCAAGATGCAAATTTGTGATAAATTCATCTGCTGTTTCATCCAATGCTACATATTCGCGCAACGTAGTAATTGGTGCAAACGGTTTGCCGTTTTTGTCAATTGGCATTGGTGCGGGGTGCATGTTTTCACCTGCAATTTCAGGAGGGGTGCAAAAGAAATTTCTGAATCGACCACCATGACCAATCAAGAACTGCGGTTTGTATTCTGATTGTCCTTTGCTATTGTCAAGCCACACACAAAAATTACGACTTGTCGCGCCGGGAACTGTGCTGTGAATAACAATGCTAAACCCTTCATTACCATCAGCGTCTTCAACAACGCGTCCTATGTGAGCGCGAAGATAACCCATGTGAGAACCCCTGTCAAATGAAGTAAACGCGCCATCAGACCAAAATGGAGCAGGGTCGTATGTTGAACCTGTAACTGCAAAATCAGCATGATGATGGACAGCAGTAGCATCAGTTGGTTTGTCTGTGTCGTGTCCGCCTTTTGATGTTGAGCGACGATTGACGTCGAATCGCTCTCCTTCTCCTGCGTATTGGTCAGATGGGCGACGCTGACTGCTTCGACCGTTTTTAGCACCGCCTTGATTGATAAGACGAACAACTTCGCGAGCCGCCGCTTCAATGTCGGTCACACCTTCTTTCAATGCTATCTCGCCTAAATCAATCGACATGCGTCGAACGAAATCCATTTCTTCCCAATGAGGAAGATGTTGCAATCTGTCTTCGTAATGAGATGTCAAATCATTATTTGTCGCGCGTTTACCTTTCATACACAAAAATGCTGATATAACGCGCGTTCCTTCGGGTGTGTCGAAAAACGTGGAACTGAATTCATAATGACCTACATCATCGTCGATGATTGCTTCGGATGTATCGTGGTCGATTGTTTCAGCATGTCGTATCGCCGCTGAATCAATATCAATAACAGATTGTGATACGCGCCCTTGACCATATTCTGTTGACTCATCTCCAAATTTGATAGTGTGTTCTGTTTGTCGACCATTTCGCACATACTGATTGATTGCGACACCTGATGTTGTCATGTATGCATTATCCATTAACCACCACATTTTGTGAGCATACGCGCCTTCGACAAATTGCGATTTACCTTTGTCTGATATGAGATTGTAAGAAGTGCTGTTGATTGTTTGCGCACTCGTTGTTGATTCCACAGATTTGTCTTTACGTTGCGTTTTGAACCCTGCCGCGACGTCAAGACCTTCGATTGTTGGCGTAGCCGCGCTTGATTGCACCTGCATGTGTAAGTCGTGAAATGCAATGAACTCACGGTCGTGCGCAACATCGTAAAGCAAAACGCGCGCGTTTTGTTCTGTGGATAAGTATGGGTCGAGGTATGCAACAATAGGTGGTGCAATGTAATCAGAATCCGTTGGGTCAGTCTCGTATCCAAGTTCGCCCCAATTTAATTCAATGGTTTTGTTTACATGTTGAACAAAGTTGCGAGCAGTCTCAATGCAAGTATCGCCAATAAGGAAATTTTCAAGCGGTAAAGAATCCCTTGCTTCAAGCCCCAATTCGCCTTTCCCACCATTGAACCCCCGCCACACTTCATACTCGTTTAGAACGCCTCGCGATTTACAGAACATACCTTCTATTGCATGAGGGTTTGTATAATGCATGTTCATCCAAACAGTATCACCATAACGCAATCCGCCGGGACAGTATGGATTATTCCATGTCGCGTTTGCTATACTGTCAGCCAACTTTACAGGAAACGTCGTTGTGTTTGTCGCGTAAATGCCAAGTATTGTCAAAGTGGCTAAAGAACCTGCTGTGGTTGGTAAAAGCGGTGCTGTGCTATCAAGAACAGGATGAGGTTGAGTGTTAAGCAATTTTGTTATGGGCGTTGTTGTTGAGTTGTAAGTAATTTGATACTTACGTCCTGTCGCTTCATTGATAGCCGCGAATGCATAATTGGTTGGTAAATGTCCTTTTGGTAAGTCGCCTTTAAATTGAAATTGTTGCAACGTTGTGTGTGTGCAGTTCACAAGTTGTATTTTCGCATTTTTCGATTTGATTCGCGGTAAGTGTGGGTTGGCTGTCGGACCTGCTTTGAATTCAACTGCGCTGACGTATTGTCGCAACCCGTAGTCAAGACCACTTCCTTGAGTCAGAACGCTACTGCGGTCGTAATAGAACGGGCGTCGATATTCTTGTCCTGATGACGGGTATCCAACATCACCTGTCATTGGGAAGTTGATACCGTTTGGTAATTCACCGACGCGTATTTCAGAACCGGGCAAAAGAGTCGCGAAAAAGTCTTCACTTGAGTGGTTGTCGGCATCGCTTAATGTAATACTCGCACCGCCTGTCGATGTGTAATAGCACCACTCTCCGTTACCCAAAATGACTCTTCTTGCTCTTCGTGTGCTAACACCGCGAACAATCCCTACACCGTTTAAGTCAGACAAAGGTATTCGCCCTGCTCCTTCTTGAATGCGTAACACATTGGTTGTTCTGTTGTAATCTCTTACGGTGGTTCGTATTGGTAAGTTGTTTGTCAAACGATACTGATACTGACCGAATGCTTCGTAGTCATTTGCAGGATTGTTCAATGCGCGACGACCAACAGGAGATGGATTCCATGCTTGCGCGGTCATGGTTGCATCGAAGTGCAACTTCATACTGTTGTCAGGTGATGGGAAAATACCACTTTCACGGTCTTCAAAAAATTGTTGAGGGAATAAAGGTATCTCAACAAGTGCGCGCGTGCTTGCATATTGCGTTCCAAGTTGGTAATCGTGTTGCACAGAACCAAGCGACTGAAACAATCGGTCATTGACGGTTGTTCCATCAGAACAAATCGACGATGAATCAAACAAAGGGTCAAGCGTCAATGTGTCTCCAACAGCAATTTGACTTTGCGTAATCCAATCGCTAAACGAAAACACCTCTCTTCCGTTACCAAGAAGAAACGTATCATCTCCTGCACCCGAAGTTCCTGAAGACTGAAAATACGTTCCTGTTCTGCTTGTGTATGCAATGCTCGCGCCGTTAGAAAGATACAATCGACCCGAAGCAGGGAAGCCGTATGTAGCCCATGATGAAAGAGAAGAGGAAGCGTTGTTCAATGCTTGAACAGTTATGCGGTGATTGACTGTGTCGAACTCTTGAGCCTGTGTAGTATGGTCGTGACGAGTGTTCCAACCGACGCGCGACAATGTAGCAGGGTCCCACGTTGGTTTTGTGTTGATAGCACCCTGACCTGCACCACCAAGCGTAACTGATACCACAGGCGCGCCGGGTTGAATTTCTTTGACAATGTGTGAATCAGGACTACCATCGCCTGTGTATGCAACGGTTTGGTCAGCGACGTCATCCATCAACCCCTTACCTTCCATTGTAATCGTTCGACCCATTCCTGTATCATTGATTTGCATTGAGTTGATACGACAAACCGATTGAACAAATTCCAATGTGAAGAACGTTGGGTCGTTCGCGTCGAGTGACGTTGGCGTTGTTCGTGCCAACTGCATTGTTCGTTCGCGCTTGCTTGGTTGGACAACGATGAGATTGTTTGGTCCGTCCACATCGTTGTCGATAACATCAAACATCTCAAACGCACCACCTTTTTGTGACGCAAACTGTTTACTTTCTTGATAGTGAATTGGTATCTCATCGACAGGAGGGTTGCTTGAACTGCGCTTTCGTGGTTGTAAATGCAACTTGTGATACACCGATGGGTGTGGTTCTGTTCCAATCCCTTGTGGAGGCTTAGAAGGTTCATCACCTGTTGCTCGCGGAGTGTAGTTGGTTGGTATCAAAGATTCATCCAAATCCTCATCGTAGTCGATACCGCCTGTGTTGTCTCCGACCAAGTAGTGAGGCGCGAGAACAATACTTCCGTCACCACCAACATAACTTGACGGGAATTGAATAACACCACCCGGCGCGTGAATGTTCGCGTTTGCTCCGACAGCATCAGCGATATGCGCGGCAACACGTTTACCGTTGATGAATGACCCACCATCAGGAACAGTCTTTGTAATCAACAAAGCAGGGTCACTCAATCCCATTTTACCGCCTGTAAGGTCGACAGCGTTGTAGTGAATCTCAACGTATCCTGCGGTGATGCCTGACACTTCAAGTATGGCTACGCGCGATTCTGTTTCAGGAGTCAAGTGCTTCTTGTATGCGCTATCGTCTGTGGAGGTAACGCCGATGCCACCACCCTTCAACAGAAACGGTCGTATGTCATCGACCGATATTGCAATGACGCCGTCGCGATGAGCGTCGATACTTGCCAAACCATTTCTTGTTATTCCTTTTGTTATTGTTTTGGTAATAATTTGAGAAAAGCGAGAATTCATAGCGGTGTGTGTGATTTCGACTTTGCTGTTGATTGGCAACTGTTCTTTGAGTCCGATGTAAGAACCCGCGAAAGATACCAATACGTCGTCTGAAATGCCGTCAATGGTTCGCGTAATGTCTTGTGTTGTAATAGGTGGTAATAGACGCAAATAAGAATGCCCTAACCTATGAGTGTATTTGTGTCGCCCTGTATGTCCAATCTTGAATTTGTCGTCGATTGTCCAACTGCTCGGAGAAAAGTTGTTGCCCGTTTGCAAGTTGCGCGAAAACATAAATCCATGAAAATCATACCCACTCTCGTCGATGACCATTGCACCTGTTCGGTCAATGGCTTGACTGCCTGTTCCTAACCGTTGGTGTGGTTTACCTGTCATGCTGTCAATAAGCAAATCGGAACGTATCAGAACCATCGTTGAATCGTTTGCAAGATTGTTTGATGAGTTAAATGCTGTGCGCGAATGAAGAACACCTCGCGAACCTGTGTCAGGTGTTGTAGCAAAATCAAGGTGGATGCTGTCAACGGTGATTGTTCCGTTGGTGTTGATGGCCTTGAGTCTTACACGTTCGGGTGCAGTTCCGTTTGGTATGCCTGTAAGTATGTCTGTCCCTGTTGGGTTGATGAGAATGTTGAACGGTGTGTGTGCGACGCTGATAACTTGTGCGCCACCGCTGTGAGCGGCGTTGGCAACGCGATAGTTACCGAGACTCTCAAGTGTGTAGTTCGACGAAAGCGTATCACTCTTACCGCTTACAAGTTCATACAATGTTTGACATTGGTCTGCTCCGATTGTAATAGCGGTGTCTCCTGCTGTCACGTTTGATGTGATTTTAAACGCGACATCGTCAACATCAACAGGCTCTTCAAAACGCCAAAGTCCGATGGTGCTTCCTGAACGTATGCATGGTTCAGCGCGTATAGCACTCGACGATACATCTCGCTTCCAATGAACAGATTCGATGTAGCCACGATACTCACCACCTTGACCACCGATGAATAAATCGCGGTCGTTGATGTTGCATTCGTATCGCTTGTTCATTTTCTCGGATGCCATCAACTCTCCGTTGATATACAACTTGACCTGATTGCCTGTGAAATGCCCTGCGATGTGATACAACTCGCGCTGTCCTGTGTTGTAATCAACGTTGTTGGCAACGAATGAATCAGCAGGGTTTGGGTAATTGATTGCGCTACGCGCAATACAACTTACGCCGTTGGTAAATGTGACAGAAAACGAAGCAGGAGCAGGAGCATCAACAGAACCCATGCGCAATTCAAACAAGCCGTCTTTGCTCGCGATAACACCACCGCAATCAGGGCTGACCCATGCTTCAAGCGAGAAACGTTCCAACGCTTGATTGACACCTAACGCGTGTCGATGACTGTCACCGTCCTGCAATACAGAAGCAGATGAGCGCGCATCATTACCATCGAGTGTGCGTTTTTGTCCTGTCTGTGTAAAATTACCTTGCGGACAAACAACACCATCGCTGACGCCATTAAAGAACAGCGCGTGACTTGTTTGTCCGATAACTGCCATATCAAATCCCCGTCATGAAATCAATCGGCATAAACGTCAAGTCGCCTTCATACACGTTTTCACCTGCGTTGTAACTGAACGACATCGCAACGACTGTGCCTGTTATTCCCGTCTTTGGATTGGTTGGGTCAAACACCGATGACACACTCAACGTGTTCGCTTCTGAACCTTGTTCATATGCGTTCGTTCGACCTGTCATTATCATCATGTTGCGTTCCGCGTAATCGTCGTTCGCGGATGTTGATGTGATAAGTGAGTTGTAAGGCAGTTGTAGCCCGATAATGTAGTCCGCGCTTTGTTTTGTTGCAAGACTGAAATTTGCCTCGACAAGACTGTTGGGGTCGTCAGGGTCAGATGGACCACCCAAAGCGCGACCAACAGCCCCAACACCCAACGTCGCGTTGCCAACGTATCCAATTAGGTCTTGCAATTTATCTCCTGCGCTTTTACAGGACTTATCAAGTCCACCCGCAAATACCTCAAAGAAAGGCGTTTTGCTCGCGAACGATGTGCTAAACGAAGGTGTCTCGTTGTTTCCTGCGAAGCCTTTCTCTTTGGCTGTGAATGTCAATTTAGCATTGCCAAGCGAACTGTTGATGCCTGTTCCTGCTGTAATGGTAAAAGCGTCTGTGAAGTTCGTGCCTCCATCCGTAGTCAGTTGGTCAGTCGTAGCGGGGAGAAGAGTGTTGTCCTCAAGTGCTGTCTTAATGGCACTTGCCAATCCCGCACCTGTGGTAACACCTTGAATGCCAACAGTAATTGTTTGAGGATTGTTCACTCTTGTGTTGGATGAAGTTGTGCTATCAAAGACGATGCGAACAGGTTTAAGAGACGTCGTCGTTCCTGTATAGGCTGTTTCGATTTCAAAATACAAATTGTTCAAATCGTCCGCATCTATACCACCCGCACCATCACCGCTCATGAGAACCGCATGAGAACCGCTACTGTCCTCTTTGCGCGCGCTAAAATCAATTGAAGCAACTGCCCCCTTCTTTTCAAAAGACGACGACGCGCAGTCATCATCAGCGAGCATGACTGACAATTTGTAATCAGCCGTCACCATGTTCAGGTCGACAGAATATCGCTCACCAAAAACGGGAACAGGAAGAACAGGAACGCTTCGCGTAATGTTGAGTGAATACGACATACAGTCCAACTCAAGCAATTCACCGTCGTTGCGAACCAATCGAACCTTCGTCATACTGCTGACCTCCTGTTACCACCTGAACGGCCACCGCGAGCCATTTCAGCGCGAATCAAGTCTCCGATTTCTTTTGCGAGTTGCTTCTTGTCGGTTCGGTCTGTGACACCACCAACGTTGATGTTGACCGTGATGCCACCACCACCACCCAATCCGACACCGTTAGGGTTGTTTTTGCGATTGAGAGGGACGACAGCCTCCGGTCCATCTTCACCGATAAGCGCGAAGGTTGGCTTATCGACGTATCCACCTTTCGCCATTTTTGCAATTTTAGGAATCTTGAATTCTTTACCTCCAACCACAGGAACCCAATCAGGGATTTCAAACGAAACGAGGTCAGCAAATGCATTGACGATGCCAATGACGCCGTTGAATACCGCTTTGAAACCGTTCCAAAATCCTCTTCCAATCACACCGGGGATGCTCAAAAACCAATCAATGAGCGAACCGCCACCAAATATGACATCTTCTGCGAATGAAACACCAAGTTGAAACAACGCGTTGAAAACACCTGCAATCACACCAACGATGATGCCGACGAATCCAAGAAGAAGCGCGACAACGGCTTGCAGTAGCAGACTTACTCCACTCAAAATTCCAAAGAATATCGCTGAACCCCATTCAAAAATAAACGATGCGAAGCCTTCTAATAATCCCGTAATTTCGTCCCAATACTTGATGATGACTGCAATGAGTAAAGCGATACCCGCTATGATTGCCGCAGGAATAGCCGTGACACCTACAATAACCAAAGAGGCGAATATCAATATCGTTCCGAGTAACGCAAACAACCAATCCACGAAAGTGTCTCCTGTCCCTTGTATGAACGTCCAAAGCGCGGCTACACCACCAATCATCAGCCCTGTCGCGGCAACTATCATTGCGACAAACCCTAACCACGCGGCGGCGACTGCACTTGTGGAGGCGAGAGCGACAGATTTGAAATACAAAAAAGCCCCTCCAAGAGACATAATGACTGCGATTGCGCTGAATGTCGCCAACTCCGTATTGCCTGTTTCGTTTTGAACGAGTTGATAAACACCAACAGCCGCAGTCAGTATTCCCAACGTTACCGCGACCGTTCCGTTGAAGAATGCGAATGCGACGGCGGCGGTTCCCACCGATGCGGCAAGAATGTCGAACAGCGCGGCTAATCCCTCTTCGTCACCCTCGCCTGTCAATACCAACACAAGACCTTGAACCGCGTCGTGAACGACACCCATATCCTCCGTAAAATCAAGAAGAGGTGTATTCGTTCCTTCAAAGGCTATGGATAACGCGGCGAGCGCGAAACCAACAACGAGGAATATCGAAACAAGAGAAAACACGCGCGTAGCAAGACGAGTAAAGATGTTGTTTGTCTTGGTCAGTATCTTGTTGTTCATCATAGCAACCCCACCAAACATCATTTTTTGCGCGATTAACTTTTGAAGAAGGGTCATTTTTTTATCCAACTTCTCATTTTCTTCGTCGGTCATCGCTGAATGATTTGCAATCTTTTTCGTGACGTTGCTAATCCCTTGAGCGAATCCTAAAAGGGAGCGAGCGATTCCTGTAATAGGATTTTTGTCTTTTGCGGTTTTCAATTTCAACAATTGTTTTTCAAGAATACCCATCTTCTTTGAAGCGTTAAGACTGACGACACCTGCTTGTTCCAACTGCTGAATAACCTTCTCGGTTACAGTCGCGACATCAGCCATCTCTCCTGCCATTCTTACCACCCTTCGCTGTGAGGCATCGGTCCATGCGTTGAGCCTACGCGACGCTTGCTTTTCGCACCATCGCTCGCTTTCTTAATCTCTTCGGCCTTCAATTGTTCAGCCGCACTCGCCCAAATGAATGATTTCTCAAATGCGCTTATGTTCATGTTCCATACCTCTTGTAGGCTCAACCCATAATGTTTCGCGACGAAGTATGCCGCCGAGTCGAACATCATGTCAGGGTCGGGCTTTGGATTCTTGAAGAAATCAAGTGCTTCTTCTATTCCGTCAGCCCATCCGCTAAAGGGTTCGCCATCAAGTCTTGAGGTTGAGGGAGAAGAGCGATAATCTGTTGAGCGACGAAAGGTTTCAACGACAACATTTGCGGAATGGTCAGGCGCGGTTCAGTCTTTTCAATGGCTTCCGCGAACATATATTTCCAATATGCCGCTAAGTCAATATCGACTGTTGCGTTCGGTTTGATGGAGACAAACGACTTGACTGCGTCTTGAAGTTGCATGAAGGATAACTCCTTCACCCACACTCTCATTACAGCGTTGTCATCGTCTTCATTTACTTGTATTTCATGCTCCGTCGCTTGACTGTTCACCAACAGGCTCGTCAAGTCCGCTATCGTTTTCGTGGTCATTTTCATCACTTACTGTTTCTTCTTCGCTTGTCGCGGCCTCTTCGGAGGGAGCAACTTCTTCCACTTCAACTGCCTCTTCGGAGGGGGTGTCGGCTTCAATAAGGCGAGCGATGAGTTCCGCCTTTGTTCCTGTGACAGGAAGACCGCGCGCTCGTAGGAGTGCTTTGAGTTCTTCAACAGTCATGGAGTCGTAATCTGTTTCTTGTAATTGGTCAGGGAATGGATTGCCGTCAGTCTTTGCGGCTTCAGGATTGAAGATTTCTTCTTCGATAGGTTCAGCGATGACTGCTGTTTCAGTCACAGCGCGAATACGCAATGGTCGTTCATCGCCCAAGTGCATACTCTTCATCAGGCGCACCCCATCTTTTCACAGGTTGAACCTTGAGGTTCACATTTAGGACAGCACTTACAGCCTCGACAGCCTTTGCAGTCATCACCTTTACACATACTTCTTTTCAGTAGCGCGCCCCAACTTTCAATCATTGGATAGCCTTTGTATTGGTCTTCTCCAATGATTCCTCTTTGTCTTAACGATTGCATCAATTCAGGACGAGGTTGGTCGAAAGCACCCATGCCTTTAGGCACACCTCCGGGTCCCATCTTCGGTTGGCGATTACGCAACCTGCCGTAAGGTTTGCTTTGAAAACCACTTGTTTGAGCGCGTACTCCACCTTCCTCTTGACGACTTAAATCATCAACTTGACCGGGCGTTGGTCGCGGCATCGCTTGAACTTGTTGTCCAATATCTTCTATATAGCCACCTTCCGTGCTTACCCGCGCTCCCGACCGGCCCTCGCCACTATCCTCACCTATTTTCGCAGTAGTTGGGAAGTTAGAATAGCGACCTTTGTTATTATCATTTTTATACCTACCTCGATTGCGAACCACGCCTTGAGCATCCAGCCCTGTTCCGGGTTGAAGCCCTTCCATTTCTTCGCCTTCTTGTCCTTCTAATCGAGCGACAGGGTTGTTACCTCCATACCTTACACCCCATCCTTGTTGTATCGGGTAACTTTCTGTTCTATGCACATTGACAGGTCTTCCTTGTTGAATAGGGCGCGGAACAGAAGTCGGAAAATCATCAGGATTGTATCCTCGCATTTGAAATTCTCTTTTATCTTGTGCTGACATGTGGCGCGGCTCGATTCTAAATTCTTCGTCGCCTTTCATCATTTTCCATGCTTCTTTCATCGGATTCATTTGTTCACCTCACATGTGTAGGAACGCGTCGCGTGAAATGACGCGAACGTGCTTCGGTTTGATTTTCAATTCACTCTTGATGACACCTTTGTCTTCAGGGATTGGGAGTGGTGCTTCTGTAATCAGATAGTCGTCGATGATAATGACGACCTCTTCGCGATTGCTTCCTGCACCTGCTTTGGTCAGGGTGAGCGTGATTGGCTCGGTGAAGTCGTGTGTGCGATTGCTTCTGAACTCATGCCAAATAAGCGGGTCAGAAGCGATAATGGTCATCGACAAATCGTATTCCATCGTCTTCTCAATCATGATGTTCGCGTTGCGTGAACCACCGAACGGGATTTGCTCAAGTGAGTCTCCTGCTGTGTTTCGGTTCTCGGCTTGCGTGTTACCGCGAATTGTATAGATGGCTTCGGAGTTGTTGTTACCACTCAAGGAGAAGTTCGTGACCTGCGCAATGTTTACTCCGAACGAACTGATTTGACCGTTGTAAAAGAAGAACGGCTTTTCTGTATTCGGAGCGATACCTGCTTTCTTTCGATTGACGACGCTGTTGCCTGTGTTCTCAAACATTCGGTGCGCGGTGTATCGGTCTCCTTTGTTAGAATCTTCAAGACGTCCTGTGTCGGTGTAGCAATACAGCGCGTCGAAATTGACACTCAATTTGACTTCTGCATCAGCGTCAGCCGCGATTGAGAAGTCCTTGACTTTACATCCTTTCCAAACACGCGTCAGTTGTTTGCTATCGTTCGCGGAGCCGGGAGCGGCTTCGTTAGCGAGAACGTCAGTTGTGTTCGCGTTGAACGAACCGACGTTGTGTGTGCGAATGCTTGACTCGATAGCAAACGTTGGGAGTGTTGCTCCTGAAAACAACAATCGCGATTGGCGGTTGGTGATAGCCCCGTATGTTCCTGCGGTGGTATCGAAGTGTGGAGAGCCGTTGGATGATGCCGCATCGTATTTTACACGCTTACAGGTGTATCCTGTGTGGCTAAACGAAAGCGGTTCTTCAAGATGGATTCGTCGCGTCGTTGTGTCGATGTATAGCACCTGACGAATTTCGTTTCGCTCGACTTCTTCCATGTCGATACCTGTGCCATCAGCACCCCATTTCTTTGAAGAAGCGGCAGGTGTGTCCTTCGGGAACGGCGTTGCTGTTCCATCAACGATGATGATGTATTCACCTGCAACAAGATTGGAGAGTGTGCCTGTGTATCCAATGTAAGTATCACCTGCCGCGATGTCCGAGAATGATGTTGATGCAGTTGGGTTGCCACTCATAACAGAAGAAGGCACGTCGATGATTTCGCGACCGAGTGAATAGTAAAGCCAACGTGCGCTGTTCATCATTGTTTCAAGCGCACCGCCTGTGTTCTCAAATCGTTGTGGTTCTTGGATGACCACGTCACGACCGACACCAACAATGTGTGCGCGTCTTTCTGTGACTTTGGTTTCAGGGAGTGAGACGGTCGCGGCAAGACCGATGAATTGGTCGGTAAGGACAGATTCGTCCGCTGATACCGCATTGGCGTGGTATGTCATGCCTGTGTCGATGGTTGGTGTGCCAAGCGTGCTGATGACCAATTCGTCACCTGCGTTTGAAGATACCCCTAACGCTTCTTTCAAATCGCGGTCGAGAATGAGTGTTGTTCCTCTATTCTCAACGATGGTGTAAGAGTTGCCTGTGGTTGCGTGGTCGTCAAGATTGAACGAACCGCCACCTATGATGCGAAGTTCCGACCCAACGAGCATACCTTTGGGATAGCGTAGGTTAGATGAAGAATCGAAAAACCCTGCACTTGCGCCGCTGAAATTTATCTTGTTGCGGTCACTTCCATCGACCGCGAATTGAAGCCCACCGAACCCGCCGTGTGCGAGAACAATGCCGCATTCTTTTCCGAATGTAACTTCGGATAAATCGCCTTTATACACAGTTGATGCCATATTAAACAGTCCGCCTTACCTTACGCGATGAGTTCACTAAAGATAACGATTTCGACCTGAAAGGTCATTCGATGTAGTCTTTTCGTTCGGTCTGACAAATCAGTCCGTTGTTTGTATAACAAGCGGTCGAAGTTCGCGCCATCTCCTTTTCGCTTGCTGTGAACAATGCGTCGTATCTCATCCTCAATTTTCATGAGTTGAGTTCGTCCTCCCATTGTTCGCGCATCAACGGTAACGTTGATTCGTGTGTGGACAAAGTCGTAAAACACTTCAGGTTGTTCTTCGTTGTGAACAGTCTCATACAGAAGAATCGCGTCTTTGCTTGTCAAATCAAGACGCTTACCGCGACCTGCTTCGACTGTTGTAATGTCTTCAACAATCGGCGTTCGTTGGTTGGTGTTGCCACGATTCCAATTATCAACGAAGATACCTTTGATGAGTTCGATGGATTCAAGAGCCAATCAAATCCCTCCCAATCGGTGATTCTGACCGCGCCTGTTTCTTTGCGGCTTCGACGATGTTCTTGTAGTCAGGGTCTTTCTCGCTCATGACTGTGCCATCTTCTTTGATGATTTGATTGTCGCTGTTGACCGCCGCTCCGTAATCAAGAGCCGCCGCATCAAGAAAGATTCTTCCCTTGTCTGTGAAAATGCTTGCTTCGCGCACCTTCGGAAGGTCTTCACGGAGAGCATCCGTGAGTGCTTTCTTGAAGGCTTCTTTCATATCACAACACCGTCATTACTTCTGTATAGCGCGGTAGTGTTTCAGCCACCTGCGCTTTGAACAATTGATATTTGCTTCCCAAGTCCACGTTCTGTGTTCCTTCGGGCAACAATACGCTACGGTCGTCAGAAAGAATCAAATCCATCGCGACCAACTTCGTGCATACATCCTCGATAGCCTTCTCGACGTATCGCTCACCATAAACGTAAGACACCTTGACAGCGTTCCATGAGAAGTAAGGATAGGAGTTGTTGAAGTAAATGACACCCAATTCGTAATCAGCCCACCAATCGCGAAGACGTGCTTCATCGCCTGTTGTTGTGCCGACGTAGTCAATCTTGAACTTTTTCTGATTGAGTGAAGCACCGTTGGTTGCCGCCGCGCTGATGTCTCCCGCGAGGTCAGTCACACCGTTCAGCGTCGTGCCTGTGATGCTTGTGTAATATCCATATGTTGCGCCTATGTTGATGATTCCGTATGGTGCGAATTCTGCAACACTCGCAACCGTGATGGTCGTTGCTGTCGATGAGGATACAGTCGTTGTTGTATCGGTCGCTCCTGAAAACGTCACACCGCTTGATGTGCAAGCATATGTCGCATTCTCACCTGCTTCGCCACGACGCATGGAGGTAATCTTGACTTGACCGCCACCGTAGTCAGCGTTCGCGGAAGCCATGAATTCGTGATGCACGTTGGCTGTAATCGTTCCGTCTGATTCTGTCACATCTTCAAAGACGAAAGATGGAGTGAATGCTGTTTCTGATTTACCTTTGCGCGCATCTTTGTTGATGAGGTCAGCCAATTGCTGTGCTGTGCTGACGTTGTCGAATTGCGCTCGGAACTTGGAAGCACCTTCACCCGCCGTGAGTGTCGCGACACCACCACCGCCGGGACACAAGAAGACTTTGTGTTCGGTAAAGCCTCCTGCGTTTTCAGCGAGTTGTGTGAAGTCGTCAATCTTGAGTCGGATTTCAGCCGCCGCAATTTCGCGATAGTCAGCACCCTGCCAAATTTCAAGGCGAAGAATCTGTTGCGCGTTGCGAAACATCAAAGGAACAGAACCGACGTAGTCGGTGTAATATCGGCGTCGGTATGGTTTGTATGTGTCGAAGTTGAGGTATTCAGCCGTCTGCAACATCGGTCGCCATGAGTTGTTTGTGAGGTTGTCAATCTTATCTTGTGTGCGGAGAATGAGCGTTTCAACCTGCGCCTTTGTAACACCTTTACGCTTACCGTTGGTGAACGATTGAAGATTCTGAACCTGCGCGTTGTCAGCGGTTGTATAGTCACCTGTCAGCGCGTCCGTAAATGACAAGCGAACGTTGCCTGATGCGCGAGCAATGGCTGTAATCATTCGCTCTTCACCCATTTCAGCATCGCTTGTTATTTCGATGGTGTCACCCACTTCAAACCCAACCAATCGGTAATCAGCAGGGCTGATGTCAACGTGCGTCGAACCATCTTCGGCGGCTAAGTAAACAGGGTCGGGGAATGGAATTTGAAGAATGTCAGCAACCTTCTGTGCTGACGTGTAGTAAAGCCTATCGGGGAAGAGAGGACGACCTTCGCGCTCACCTGTCTGAAATACGGTCGGCATCAGTCAGTCCTCTCTCGTAATCGGTCAAGCCGTTGCATCATTTTCTTCGGTATTCTTCTTGGATAGTGTCCGTGTTGTTGGTAAAACTGTTCAATCATTGCTCTTGCTTCTTTGAGTCGTCGTCCTTGTTTTAGCATAGCGCGTATGCGTTGCCCCTGTTCGTCTTTCGCTCGTTTAGCGTCAAGTTGTTGTTGATACGATTGAATCTGTGGTGTCATCTTAGGAGCGGTGGCTTGAGCCTGTTGATTGATTTGCGCTTCTTGTTGCCTCAATCTCTCCATCTCTTCCCTATGTGCTGCGAAAGCAGGGTCATCATCATCACCCATGTTCTTGAGCAACAACCATGCTTTGTCGAACGGATTCATCAGACCACCTCTTCGGTTTTCGCGAGATTGTAGTGCATTGGTTTCTTACACGCTCCGCATCGCTCAAGATAGCAAAAGTGGAGCATACCACAGAACTTACAGCGCGTTCCCGCACCGATATTGACAATGTCACGGATGTTGCGCGTCTTCATGTTCTGACGTTTCATAACGCCCTTCAATTTGTCGCGCTCGTCGGTCTTGACCATCGACTCTTCGGCTTTACGCCAACCTTGTTTCTCAAGGCGTTTTAACTCGTTCAAGTCCATGTCGCTCACCCTCATGAGGTGACGACTACGACATAGAGATTGCCCTGTAAGGTGTAAGAGGTGATTGCCTCAACCGTCTTCCCGTTAGTGTAATCGTCGAGAACCTTCTGAACTCCACCTGCCACAGCCGCGCCTGTTTCGCACCCTTCATTGGGTGTAAATTCAAACACTTTCGTGTCGGACAAGGTGAATCACCTCATCGCTTGCCGAGTGCAAATAGACGTCCACCATCAGCAACGCCGGGGTCGTTGAAGTTGACCGTCGTTCCCGCGATGACGCATGTTCCTGTTGTTGGACTCGCCGCACCCGATAGTGGGTGGACGGTCGCCATAAGAATCTCGGACATGAACGCGGAGAGGTCCGCGCTTGTATCGCCGTTTGCTACTGTTCCGGTAATCGCGATTAAATCGCCCATTGTGTGTGGTCTGTTGTCACTTGTAAATGCCATATTCATTCATCTCCTGTTGTTAGTGCTTCTTCCGCCTCGTTATTAGATTCTTCGGTTGGGTTAAGGTGTTCGTCGATAGCCGCGAGCAATTTCTTCTTTGTGGATAGTGAAGAAGAAGCGATGTCCTTCTCTTCCATCCACGCGAGAATGTCGCCTTTCGTCCATCCCATGTCAGGGACACCATCGTTTCCTGCATCAACAGTCGCGACAGCCTTTTCAAAGGTATGTCCTTCGATAACGAAATCCGAGCCTTCAACAGCCGAGCGATTAGCGTCCAACCATTCAGCGGACACTTCGCGTGCTTGACCCCAAATCCACCATCCTAAGCGTCCACAATTCGCACCTGCGCGACGTCGACCCTTGTAGGTAATTGTAGGCAAAAAGAACACCTCAAGCCAAAAGCAAAAGTAGTGTGACTGATTCAGTCGTTCCTGATGTGTTTGTCAAGACCAAAGGAGTTCTCTTGTGCAAAGCCGCGTCGTCGTTCATTTGAACGGTCGCGTTTGCGCTAAGAGTAATTGATGTTGCATCAAGAGCGGTTAGTGTTCCAACAATTGCTCCTTCTGCATTAAGGACGAAATCACCAACACTAAATTGTGTTGTCGCGTCGACACCATCAACATTGGCAGTCGATTCACTTGTCAACAAGTTTGCGGCATCATTGATTAGAACTCCGCTTGCGGCGTGTTGGGATAGACCCGGTGCGGCATTGGATTCAGCCCATTGACACGATGCGTGCATAATTTCGCTGACTTGACCCGAAAGGGTTAGTGTTGCATTGTCTGTCGCGGTCGACCAATGAACGACAACCAATCGTGGGTTGAATTTGTTCGCTCGGTCGGTCTGCTGTGGCTCAAAAGAAGCGAGAGAACCGGGATAGGCCGCGCCCATCCAAAGTGTCTCGTCTTGGTCCACTCCACCTTGAAGTGGCAAGTCCATTAGGACGTCGACGCCACCTGCGCTCGATGTGTATGTTATTCCTCTATGTGTTACTGCTACCATATTTCTTCACCTCATTGTAGGTCGCGAATTGAACCGCTTGCACCAAAGAAAGAACACCATAGTTCACCCATTGTTCGGTAAAGACCTTCTTGTCCAAGACGGTTAATCGCGAATGGGTCTCCGGTTTCAATTCCGGATTCAAAGTATTGTGTCGGGATAGCGGTTTGGAACCACAAGTAATCCGTGTCGAGATAGTAAATTCGCGACAGACTGCTTGCACCTTCGTCAGGCATATCCTTTGTTGGAATCATTGGGACACCGTTGTAAGTAGCAACGATGAATCCTGCTTCAAGACCGGGAACACCCTTGACACCGTTGAAGGTTGGGGTGACACGCTTGCTGTCCATGAATCGCTGTTGTGATTGTAGGAGTTGTTGAACACGCATGAGTGTGTCGTAGCCTGTAAGCATGACCTTCGGATTACCACCGCGAGTCCAAAGTTGTTGGAACAATCCGTCCATCTGATTGAGGGATAGGTTGCGGTTTGCGGATGAGGAATCGACGTCGACTTCCGCGCTGTGGAAAGCGGCAGAACCATCGCGAGTGATGGAATACATGTCGTGGTCGGTCAACGCGCTAACGTGCGTTGTTCCTGTGGTCATCTTGTCAGGGTCAGAAGTGATTCGGTCAAGAGACTCAAAATCATTGCCGACAGGAGTGTCGACATCTTCAAGGAGCATTCGGTTGATGTGTTCAGCGTGGTGCTTACCCATCTCTTCCTTGAGGACTTGTCGGACATCGCCCATACCGTCGTCCTTGTCAGAAAGGAACATGCTTACTTCCGAAAGGTCGAAAGTGTGCGCGACAGTCTTTGGCTTTGCGGCAACGTGAAGGAATTCAGGCTTGGAGGTGTCAGGGAGAGTTCCGTTCTCCGCGATACCGCCACCCTTTGCGAAATCAGCGCGCTCGGTGAGGATACGCCATCCGCTTCGTTCCCACGGTTTCTTTGGAAGAATAGAGAAGGCGTTAAACTCTTGGTTGAGTTGCGACCATACTTTTCGTCCGTAAATTGCTTGGTATGTTCCTGCGGTGCTGGACAACAAAGGCGCGTCGGCCTTGAGAATGTCACCTGCTCCGTAGGTATATCCTGTTTGGGATGCGCCACCGTAATAATAACGCTCCATGTCTTGAACTGTTCTTACATAATTTCTTGCCATCAGATTTCACCTCCGTTCAACGCTTTACCTGCGAGTCGGTGGACGTCGTCCCACGACATGTTCGCGAGTTCAGCGGTGTCAGGAATAGTAACGTTAGCGGTGGAAGCGGACTTTGAAATCATCGAACCACCTGTGGAAGAAACGTTGTCAATGCGGTCATTGAGAGCAAGGACAGCCTTTTGTAATTCAACCATAGGACCGCGAGCGTCGAATTGACTCTTAGCGATTGCATCAGCCTCCGCCTTTTGCTCCTTCATGAAGCGGTCGGTAAAGTGGCTGTTCAAGTCAGACTTGAATTGTTGCTCAGTCGCGGCGGCTTTGAACACTTCGTAAGCGGATTCAATCTCACTTGGCGAAACGTTGTTCGCGTTGAGATAGTCGCTCTTAATTACGTTCTTGTTACCGCTTGGCGCGGAGCCAAAGTTCGGTTGAGGACGCTTTCCGGAGTCGTCTTCACCTGCACCTTCAAGAGAGCCTTGTCCGCGCATGTCAAAACCTGATTCACCGGGTCCGTATCCTTTGCTGAAATGGTCGCGAGCCGCGAGCGGGTCGAAACCTGCACTCTTAGCGGTCGATTCAAGCCATGTCAGGTAGTCCATCGTTATCATATCGTCACCTTTTTGTGTCATATCATCACCATACATCATGTCTTCTTCATCCTCGTCGTCTTCGGGTTCATCTTCGTCGTCGTCGCGAGGTGGAGTCTTTTTCTTTGGCTTGTCGTCACCGAATGGGCCGGGTTCGCCATCTTGGTCGCGGTCGAGAGGGAGTGGCATAGCCGCGTCTTTCTCTTCCTTGTCTTTCTTCTTCTTATCGTCGTCCTCTTCCTTGTCCAATTTTTTAGACAAGCGTTCAAGGACACTTTGTAATTCACTCATTGTGTTTGTCATTGTATCACCTGTGGTGTCTTCCTTGAGGATACGAAATTGCGCTTCAGGGTTGATTCCCTTTTCACAAATAGTAACCTCATGGAGTTCCATACGACGAATCTCGCGGTAATCTCCGCGTGTTTGGTCGCTCTTGTTGACGCGCTCAAATGCTTGACCACCAATAGAAAACGAGCGCAGGTTTCCTTTGCGGATTTCAGAAGCCACTTCTCGCGCCTTCTCGATGTCGCCACGCAACTTGATGACGACGAACATGCCTGTGTCATCCACTTCGGATTTCCACAGACGTCCTGATGAGTCAGTATAGGAAGGAATGACTGTTCCGACTTGAATGTTGGAGTGTGCGAGTTGCACATTGCGAAATCCGTCAGCCTTCATGAAGTTGCCAAATGCGTTTTTCAAAGCACTACGGGTGATTAAATCTCCCTGCTTGTCAACCATTTCGACAGAAGCATATCCCGCGACAACAAGGTCGTCACCAATACCCTTCAAAATGAGGGGATTGGAGGAACCCGTTGGAGCCGCAAGAATCGCCATTGCCTCACGGATTCATCGTCATGGTATATCAAGGGAACTGTTCTCAATCGCGATAACGCCATCATCTTCAAGCGTTGCTACTTCGCCTTCACTTGTTCGCAGTCGCTTGGTTTTCTTTGCTGTCGCGGGCTTTTCTTCGCTATCGTCGCGTGCCGCAGGGTCGAAGTCAGGCATGGTGTCGTCGTTGATATTCTGTGTAGGTCCTCGCGGAGATTCATCAGGTGTTGCATAACCTATACCCAACCCCTGCACACCTGTGCTTGTAATCTTCTCTTTCGTGATATGTTCCAAACCACGCTCAATCAAATCAAGACCGCGCTTGATAACTTCTTCTTCATCTTCCAACACATGCTTTCGTTTCTTACTGTGACCCGCAGGTGGTTCAGGTTTAACTTCGTCATATTCAGGTTGTTCAACACCCTCTTCTTTCAACAACATCGCCGCTTTCAATTCCCAATATGGCTCTTGGTCATGCGCTAAACGAACGAGATACTCGTTGCCCCAAACACTTGATTGAGGTTCGACAACCCACACACCATCTTCGATACGCGTCTTACAGATTACGTCGTCATCGAAAGCAGGGAAGTTGATGATGATGTTCCCCTTCTTCATCGCGACGCGCTGTGCAACGTGGTGTTCACCTGACATGACTGCGAGCGTTTCCACACTATCGGCGGCTAACGGTTCGTTGTCTGTAATCTTCCCACTTCGTATTCTGTATGTTGGATGCTCACCGTTGGATGCGCTCACACCTGTGCATTGAACCGTAGCAAAGTCTCCTTCTTTCAACCCTCTTGGTCCTTTCGCGCTTCCGACCATCATGTAATGTTCTCCATCAATTTCTTGTGCGCGCTTACCATAATGTTCAGGGTGCATGAGTGGACCAACGCCGATGGTGTAATTCTTACCGCTACGCGATAAGATGACGACATCGACCATCTTTTCTTTTGTTAGCAAAACCCACTTAGGATGTCGAGGCTCTCCCTTCATGTAGGTTGCATTTGCATCGCGAAGAAGGATGTCCATGTCCTTTTCTTTTCGTAATCCTTCGATGGCAACTGCCAATCCTTCATCGTCGCTACGCTTTGTGTTGATGGGTTCAGGCATCTTGATGTGTTCACTCGATTCGTATTGAGCGCGGAGGTGACGGATACGGTCTTTCGTTGGCATGTTGTGTGTGTCTTCATCCGCTGTCTTCAACAAATCAATAACGGTCATCATTCCATCATGAAGAATCGCGTGAACCGTGAAGTCTTTTTCGTAAACCTTCTCCACCTCTTCCAAAATCTTCTCATCCAATTCCACTTCTCCGTCTGTGCTGTATGCTGTTAATTTGTCTTTCTTCTTTGTCGCGATGACATGCTCGCCCTGCGGATAAAGACTGATAACCCAATCACCTGTAAATCCGCGCAAATGTTCCATATCTTTGAGGTCGAAGATGCGATGCATGAATTTAACAGGTTGAGGTTTGCCGTCTTCTTTCGTTATGATTGAGTCGTCGATGATACGGTCGAACGATGTCATAATGTTGGGGTCGTCGAGACCTGTGGATTGTTGCGCTCTCGTATCGAAATGTGAAGGGTCGTTGGAGATGTGATTTGACGCGCTGTAATCGTATGGTTGTAAGAGGGGATTGACGTCTCGTAATCCATCTCGCGAAACAACAAGTCGCATGTCGCCATTGTTCGGTAAAGGGTTTTGAGCATTCTTCGGTGTCTCAATAAGGAAGTTGCCATTTCTTTTCAGCGCGTCTTTGTTGAAGATGACAGGAGGTTTGACGTTCTTACCGAACTCAAATTGATTGTGTCGGCTAAGGTAAAGCGGTATGAGTGTCGCGTTTGAAGGACTGCCACCGCCAACAGGAAGGTCGCTGTGAGTTATATCTTTGTTGACTTTGTATGACGTTGTTTGGTCGTTTAACGCGAAAGCAAGACTGCGCAACTTTTTCAATTTTGAACTGCGGTCTTTCTTTGAACCTGATGGGAAAATTTCGTTGACATTGAAAATCTGTTTTTGCGACTGCCGTATCCCTTTACCTAACACAGCAACGTCGCTTCCCATTTTCGTTTTGTCAAGCAATTGACCCATGACAGCGTGGATTGCGTTGAATTCTTTTTGCATCGAAAGCGGTTTGCCTTCGTCGAATATCGCATCACCGCCATGCAGTATGCCGTGTTTTTCTGAACCCAACTTGAATATGTCAGCGCGATTATGAACGTGAGACAAGTTCTCAAAGATGTCTCCATGTAATTCATGAGGGTCTTTGATGACTGCCGCGAGCGTTTCTTCTTTTCGTCCTCGGCGTCGTGCATCTTGAGTTTTTGAAGGAGCGGGTGCTGAAAGAGGTTTTGCGAGACGATTGTGTGCTAAGTAACGCGAAACAAATGCATCTTCAAACGATATGCCTTGTTCGTTCGCCGCTTCTTGCACCTTCTCGATAACCTTGTTGAAAATTTTTCGCGTTCGGTTGTCGCCGTCGAACAAACGATTTGCTAACTCATATCCCTTCGGAAGACCGTCAGGGTATTCGTGAGCCAAGCGCATTCGGTCTCCACCTCCCGTCATGTCGTGATGGTTGCGTCTCACTCTCAATTTCTTAATGCGGTCTGCCATTTCAGGCGTAATGAGTGTGTGCATTGGTATTTGTTTGTCGCTCTCCATACCCGCGATGGTGTATCCTGTCATCTTCCCTTTCGCCATCAATCTCGACTGTTCATCAGAAGTGAGGTGTGTGGCTATGTATTCAGCGATGTGCAGACCATATGCCGTCATAGCGGTCGCTTCGTTGTTCTCAACGTTCGTCATACCCTCATATCCGAATGCTTTAGGGTAGTGGGCTTCGATAGCAGGACGAACCATCATATCGAAGACTTCTTTGACAACATCGTGCGTCTGACGTCCCAACTGCATCTTGTCGTGGAACGGACTTTGTTCATCGTTGTCTTGGTAAAGATGTGAATTCGCGCCAATGCTGTTGATTTTTTGCATCAGAAAATCGCGCTCGACATCATCCTTTGTAAATTTCAATTGTTCAACATACGCTTCGGTATCGTTTTGAGCAAGAGAATGTTCATCGGGGGCTATCACATATTCGACACCGTCAATCGTTCCGAACTTCTTGGCTTTATCGACCGTCGTCATCGCTTGATTCACACGCTTTCCTAACGCTTGCATGTTGCCATCGTAATCATCATCAAGCGTGATGAGTTCTTGTTTCAACTCTTTGTCGGTCAACCCACCGTGAGAAATAGGTGAAGGTAAGACGTATTCATTGTTTGAGTAGCGCGTATCAAGATATTTTTGATAATCCTCAAGCGAATAAATGGAGTAGCGCATCGGTTGAGAGCCAATTTGTGTGTCAAACAATTCGGAATTGATTCTGTCAGAATCGCGAACTCTCCCTGTCGGGTCAGTTCGATTCATTGATTTGTATTGACCTTTCTTCCAAGCATCGAGCGCGTCGTCGTCGTGAACGTCGAGAGGTTCGTGCGCGCCCAACAAACCAATACCAATAGCCAAACGATGTTGAGGATTGTTGCGGTCGTGATTTAACCGCGCAACATCCTGAACGCCTTGCATCAACTGTTCAGCAAAGAACAATCGGTCGTGACCTTTGCTGTCAGCGTTATCGCGTAACAATTGCATCCTCGCCATAGGATAAGGTGAGACGGTGTCTCGCTCTTCACGCAGTCCGTCGAGACCCATCATCGACATTTCGTCCATAGGGTCAGACATGAAATGAGCCTCCGAGCCGACAAAAGGCGTGAGTGAATCGCTCGTCACTCGTCGTAAGAGTGGCATACCACGCGTGTAATCTTCCATCTCTTCTCCGACAAATTCTTCGGTATCACGCATCGGTCTTTTGCGCTCTCTTAACCGTATGCGAACTTCATTACCTGCCTCAAATTGCTCAACCAATCGCTCCGTTTCTTCTTCTCCGTATCCGTTCCTTTGTGCTGTATTCCGAAGGCGCGTCTTTTGCTGTTCGTTCAATGCTTCATCTTTCTCGTTGGG